CGCGTTCGCCGTTCTTAGGCTGCTTGGTCATCATCGGTAACCTCGCCCTCTGGTGCTTCTAACTGCGCGACCGCTTTTGCTGCGGCTGTATTCCGGCTCACCTGCACATGAATGGTGCGGAGAGCTTTCACGAATTCCGTGTTCGCATAAGTGGCAACTTCAGCCGTTGGGATAACAGCAGGCCACTTAGCAGCCCGCTTCTCCATCGCCTTCAACGCATCGTGGATAGCGTCATCCGCTACGTCACCCGCAAGGTCAGGGAGAGCGCCGATCTTACCCATTGCCGCGTCCGCAATAGAACGAAGAACAGGCCGGAACAAGGTCGAAAGAGTGTCGTAATCACGCTTATTGCGGACTAAAAGCCGCCCAAACGAATCGGAATAGATGTGGATATAACCCCGTGTGAACTCACCCAACATGGATCGTTCCGCAGGAGTCGGCAATGCCGCGTCAATGGGCTGATCCTGGAGCGATTCCGTGTCCAAGAGCCGCTTCGAGTTCTGATAATTTACCGCCGTGATCGTCACATCGCACTCAGGACCACCAGGATTCTCACCCAGCTTGCGAAGTACATCGTTGGCCGTGTACCAACCACCAACTCGCCCTGCCTGATACGCCTCGTTCTGAGATTTCAAATCTGTACGAAGCAACCCGGAAGGGTCAAAACTGGTGTAATACTTGCCTGCCTTTCTACCTACTGTCGGGCATAACTTGCGATTGAACTCCGCCTCCAGCTTGCGGAGATACGGAGCCAATGCGATGACGAGAAACTGTAGCATCAACTGTTCAGAGTTAGTGCCGCTCAAACGGCTGGTGTCACCGACGAGGTGTGGACTGATGCGCCACATCGAAGCAATGTCCGCCCGCTGAAACGAGCGTGTTGCCAAGAACTGAGACTCTTCAGGCGTGAGCCCCAGAGATTGAAAACTCCAATCTCCGCCGTACAAAAACTGCATACGGCCTTGGTTGTTGCCGCCCGCCTGTTCCTGCCATGACTCCTTCATTTCCTTTTGCGTTTTCGCGTCAGGCTTCGGACCCTTGTTCATAAAGACGCCCGCGCCTTTTGTACCGTTGGAGAACAGGCGGGCTCCATGCTTCTCTGCTGCTTTTGCGAGACCGAGGGATTGACGCGCCATCATAATTGGAGACATCCCTCTGCGGCCTTCAAGACCGAACAGCGGCACGTGAATTATGTCGGCAGCGTCAACGATGCGGTGTGCGCCTAAGCTCTCGCCATCCGAGGTCTTGTATGCCAGGACACCGTTAGCTTGACGAATCGGTTCAGTCTTCAACGGATTCAGCGGCCAGATCGAGATTGCAACTTTCGTCGTGTTCCGCTCAATTTGGCTATAGCAATTGCCGTTAGCAGCGAGGCAACCCACCATCGTTTCGATATAAGTCGTGCTCGTCATTTCCGGGTTAGGCTCTACGTTGAGCAAGTAATGCAACCCAGTGTCCTCGGCAACGACGTGACCTGAACCCGTCCTCTCCATCAAGCGCAGAGGCATCGTAGAAGCCATGGCTGCGAGTAGGGTGATGCATTGATACACGGTTGTTATGGTCAGGCTCCCGGCCTCACTTATCTGCTCACCGGCAACAGTTGTCTCCCCGCCAACAAACCAGTCCCAGACCGCGCTTGAGTTCAGCGGGATCGCGGGGTTGTCGATGGGCGACCCGCCGCGAAGATCCAGCGTGATGAGGTCTGATGAACTGCCGAATAAGGCCATGCATATATCTCTTCTGGTGCGTGAAAGCTACATTGAAAAGCAGCCGATGCCAGAGCCGTCGGAAAGTGGAACGATCATCGCTCGGCCCAGTGCGTCGAGCGTGGCAGAGATTCCGTCGAACTTTTCCCGCGACTTCACCTTGTCTGGTTTCATCAGGCCGTATGCGCCGACCGAAACCATGACGTTCGAAGCCATCCAGCGGAGGACGGCATTGCCACCGTGAGCTAAGTCCCCGGTGAGCACAAGTTCCATCAGCCGTTTGCAGGGCGAGTTCAGTACGATGTCACTTTGGCGGAACGGAACCATCGTCAGCCCGTCACCCGTCAACTGCGTTACGATCTGGGTCGCGTTGTACGGGTCGAACGCGATTTCTTGAATGTGGTAGAACTCCGCGAGTTCCTGAATCTTGGCGCGAATGAAGTCGTAGTCGATGATGACGCCGGGGGTCAGATTGAACAGCCCTTGGCTATGCCACACTTCGTAGGGGACGCGATCCCGTTTGCTGCGGGCTTCAATTGCCTCCTCAGGCAGAAAGAAGAAGCACAGCACACTCCACTTTGGATCGTCGCCATAAGGCGGAAACAATAGAACGAACGCGCTGATGTCTGTGGTCGTTGAAAGATCGAGCCCGCCGAAACACGGGCGTCCGAGGAGCGCCTCAGCATCCACCGGGGTGTTGCACAAATCCCATTTGTCCATCGGCATCCAGGCTGTGTGCTGATTCGTCCAAGTGTTCAGCCGGAGCCGAAGAAAGCTATTCAATTCGGCAGGGTTGGACTTGGCCTTCGCCGCTGCTGCCCTTAGATCTTCGATCCTGATGGTGACGCCGAGGTTTGGGTTGGACTTGACCCAGTTTTGTTCATCTTCCCAGTCATCGGCCTCATCCATCGTCGTGATCCAGGCGAACCAGGAATCGTCTTCGATGATGCCGCGTAGAACCTTGATGCTGTAATCGTGCTGCTGGTAGAACACTGAAAGCCGGTCGTACCCTGCCGTGCTGACTCCGAGCATCAGCGGCTGGCGTCTGGCTCCCATCGAAGTGGCGAGTACATCCCAGAGCAGCCGGTTGGACCAGGCGTGAACCTCGTCCGCAATGATGCAGTGAGGATTCAGGCCGTCGAGCGAGTCGTCTTCGGAGGCCAGCGGCTCAAACTTAGAGTTAGTCGCCAAGCAGTGCAGGTTATCCCTGAATCGCTTCAGTACCTTGGACAGGCTCGGCGACTTTGCGACCATCCGCATCGCTTCACCGTGGACCAGCCTTGCCTGTTCTTTCTTTGTCGCGACCGAATAGGTCTCGCAGCCCTGCTCACCGTCTGCGACGGTCATATACAAAGCGACGCCAGCCGCCCAGGTTGACTTACCCTGCTTGCGGGCCAGTTCTACTATCGCCGTTCTGAATCGGCGGAATCCTGTGTCGGCATGTACCCAGCCGAACAGAATCCATGTCTTAGCCTCTTGCCACGGAGAGAGTTCGAAGACCTGCCCCGCCCACTCACCTTTCGAGTGGCGGAGGAACTTGAAGAAGTCTATGACCCGCTGTGCTCTCGCTCGGTCGAATCTGAGGCCGCGAAGATGCCCGTCGCGCAGGTCAGTAACATGCCGGTGACAGGCAAGCCTGACTAACTGACCTGTTATCTGTTTCCCAGATAGGACATCATCAATGTATCGTTCTGCCGTGTTCATTCTGGGTTGGCTCATCCGTTGTCATTTCTTCCGCAGCGCCAATCCCGGCCATGAACTTCTCGAACGGGTCAACCAACTTCTCGCTGGCGTCTACGTGTAACCGAGACCGCGATGCAGGAGTTAAACCGAATTCCGTAGCGAATTTGAGAACGTGAGAAAGCGCCGTGTTACCCACGCTCACAAAGGGGTTCGGCACGGGATAATTTGACTTCGGCGACCTAATTACTGCGCCGTACTTCTGAACTTGTAAGTCGGCTGCTACCCAGCGCGACCAAGACGCGCAGTACCCGGCGAGGGCTGCACGGTCAACGCTCGTAAGCAGGCCGAGAGTTAATAACTCTTTGCTGATCCTTGCCCATTCGACCCTAGCTGCCTTATCGAGTGTGCGCGGGCACGCTGGAATGCCGGTCGGCTTAGGCTCTAAGCGATTCACCGCGCGTTTGCCGGGGTTGCCGGCGAGGGCTTTCAAACAACTAGGCTTGGGGCGTCTGCCTGCCATGAGCTAATCCTTCCGTCACCGTCGAGCCGTTCCACCTCGTAGCGGAGACCCCCGTCGCCAAGCTGAGGCAACTCGGGCCGGTATAGAGGCGCAACGTCAAACGACGGCTCCCAGGTAGCGCACCTGTTGTCCTGAGGCACCCTGATCGCAAGGCCGCTGTCTATGTCGGCCAGGGTCTTGAGCAGAAGGCGCACCCCCAACGGGGCAAGCTGTTCTCGCCAAAGCGTCTCGACCGTTTCACCCGGTCGAATGAATACGTGCTGCTGAGCCGCAATCGGGCCACCGTCGATGCTGTCCGTCAGCCAGTACACTGAGCCGCCCGTGATCCTGTCGCCGCCGTGTACAGCCCAACGCACCGCGTCCCGGCCCCTGTGTAGGGGAAGCAGGGAGGGGTGGTAGCCGATAGCTCCAAACCGCGCCTTCGCCCGCGTCTTGCGCCCGATGAAATCGTGTGAGTGAGCCGCGACAATGAGGTCCGCGCCGGTCGGCAGTGACTCCGCCCGAACCTGAGGTTGCCACGGGACGCCGAGCCGCTCCGCTGTTGCGCGGAGCCGGTCGAATACCCGAGCCCCATCAGTGGATAAACGGTCAGAGAATGGCGGGGAGGACACGCCGATGACTCTGTAAACTTCGGCTATGGCCTCAAGAACGCTTGC